CGGTGTGCGAGAACTTCGACCACCTGCGCAAGCGGGTGCACCGCATCCAGCTCGCGGCGGGGGAGCAGTCGATCCAGCTGCTGCCGCGCCACTCGGGTCCCCGCATCGACTTCTTGGCCCGGTCGTCCGGTGGCGGCCGCGGCCTCGACGCCGACGTCGTGGTGCTCGACGAGGCGCTGTTCATCCAGCAGATGATGATGGGCGCGCTGCTGCCGACGCTTTCGGCGAAGGACGACCCGCAGGTCCGCTACCTGTCCAGCGCGGGCATCGCCACATCCGAGGTGCTGCGGCGGTTGCGTGACCGTGGCCGTGCCGGGGGCGACCCGTCGCTGGCGTACGTGGAGTGGGCGGCGGCGGACGGTGGTTGCGCGACGGAGGACTGCGACCACGCGCTGGAGGCGGTCGGTTGCGCGCTGGACGACGTCGACAACTGGCGGGCGGCGAACCCGGCGCTGGGTCGGCGCATCACCGAGGACTACATCGCGGCGGAGCGTCGCGCGCTGCCGCCGGCGGAGTTCGCCCGGGAGCGGTTGGGCTGGTGGGACGAGCAGGGGTCCACGTTCACGGCGATCACGGTGGCGGCGTGGCAGGGCTGCGCGTCGCCGGACGCGGTGCCGTCGGGGCGGCTGACGTTGGCTGCGGACGTCGCGCCGGGGCACGCCAGCAGCAGCGTCTATGTGTTCGGGGACGGCCCGGTGCCGGTCGGGGAGCTGGTCACCCGGGCGCCGGGGTCGACGTGGCTGGTGGACCGGCTGGTGGCGCTGGTCGCGGATCACGGCGTGCTCGAGGTCGTGGTGGACCCGGCGGGGCCGATCGGGTCGCTGGTGCCGGCGCTGCAGCAGGCGGGTCTGCCGCTGCGGATGCTGGACGGCAAGGAGTCGGTGCGGGCGTGCAGCGCGTTCGCGGCGGCGGCGCGGGAGCAGTCGTTCCGGCACCGCGGCGAGACGGACATGGACGCGGCGGTGGCGGGTGCCCGGCCGCGCGCGGTGGGCGACGCCTGGAAGTGGTCGCGCAAGGACAGCACGGTCGACATCAGCGGGCTGGTGGCTGCGACGAACGCCTACTGGGCGGTGTCGTCACGGCCCGCCGGTGAGCCCACCATCCACTTCCTGTAGGAGGCGTGCGTGCTTCGTACCGTTGCGGCGCTCGCCGGGTTCGTCCTCGCGGTCGTCGGGATCGCGGTCCTGTCGTGGCCGTTGGCGCTGGTCGCCGGCGGCGCGTGCCTGCTCGTGTGGGGCCTGTTCACGGACGGCGGTGAGTGATGGCGCGGCTCATCGACCGGCTCACGGGACGGCAGTCCCGCGCGGACCTGCCGACGTTCGACTACCAGTCGATGCTGACGCAGTCGTGGGGGAAGTCCGAGCTGGAGCAGGTGCAGCAGACGTTCGACTCGTTCGCGCAGGACGGGTACAAGGGCAACGGCGTTGTGTATGCGCTGGTGCTGGCCCGGCTGCAGCTGTTCAGCCAGGCGGAGTTCAAGTACCAGCGGAAGGCCGGGCTGCGGCTGTGGGGCGACGAGTCCCTGTCGATCCTGGAGAACCCGTGGCCGGGTGGCACGACCGCTGAGCTGCTGGCCCGCATGGAGCAGGACGTCAGTCTCGCGGGCAACTCGTTCATCCGGCGGTGGCCGGACCGGTTGGAGCGGCTGAAGCCGGATCTCGTGGACATCGTGCATCGGGACGCGTACGAGGAAGGCCCGGACGAGGTCGTCGGGTACATCCACTGGAGCGACGGCCGGGGCGCGGGCGAACAGGAGTTCATCCCCGTCGAGGACGTCGCGCACTGGTCGCCCATCCCTGACCCGCTCGCGGAGTTCCGTGGCATGTCGTGGCTGACCCCGGTGGTGCGGGAGATCAACGCGGACGGGGCGCTGACGGCGCACAAGTCGGCGTACCTACAGAACGCCGCGACCCCGAACATGGTGCTCAAGTACCAGCAGCGGCTGTCGCCGGACACGATCGCGGCGTTGCGGGACCGCTGGCAGGCGCGGTACGGCGGGCCGGAGAACGGGTGGAAGACCGCGGTGCTGGACGAGGGCGCGGACCTGACCGTCGTCGGCAGCAACTTCGAGCAGATGGCGTTCACCGCCGTACAGGGCGCGGGCGAGACGCGGGTGTGCATGGCCGCGGGCGTGCCGCCGATCGTGATCGGCTCCGCGCAGGGCCTGGAAGCGTCCACGTACTCCAACTACGCGCAGGCGCTTCGCGCGTTCGGGCTGGGCACGATGGCGTTCCTGTGGCAGTCCGCCGCGGCGGCCCTGTCGAAGCTGGTGGAGCCGCCGTCGGACTCCCGGCTCTGGTACGACACCGCGCGCATCCCGGCGCTGCAGGACGAGGAGACGGCGCGCGCGGAGGCTGCCCGCACCTGGGCGGTCGCCGCCGGCGAGCTGATCCGCGCCGGGTACGAGCCGCAGACCGTCGCCAACGCACTCATCGCAGGGGACATGTCCTTGCTCACCCACACCGGCGCCATCCCGACGGCGCTGTACCCGAACGGGCAGGCGCCCACGGCTGCGGGAGGAACCGCATGACCCCCGACCAGATCAACCGCGCGTTCCGCGGGGACCTGTCGATCCGCGCGGACAGTGACGGCCGAACCGTGGCCGGCATCGTCGTCCCGTTCGAGACGGTGGCCCGTGTCAGCGACGGCGGCGCCCCGTACGACGAGATGTTCGCCCCGGGCGCGTTCACCCGCACCATCGCCGAACGCGGCGACAAGGTGAAGCTGCTGATGCAGCACAACTCCGCCGAGCCGATCGGCCGGGCGACGCTGCTGCGAGAGGACGCTGCCGGGCTGTACGGGGAGTTCCGGGTGTCCGCGGTGCCGGCCGGGGATCAGGCGCTGGAGCTGGTGCGGGACGGCGTCATCGACTCGTTCAGCGTCGGCTTCGCCAAGGTGAAGCACCGCAAGGACAAGGGCGTCGTGGTGCGGACCGAGGTGGCGTTGCGGGAGGCGTCCCTGGTGACGTTCCCGGCATACGACACCGCGCGCATCACTGCGCTGCGGACCGCGCTGGAGTCGTTGCCCGACGACGAGCGCGACGCGCTGCTGAGGGGCATCCAAGTTTCCGGTGTCGACGCCGGTGCCGCCGAAGATCCGGACTCCGTGTCCGCCGCTCGGCTCAACATCAGGTGGCAGGCCATCCGGCTTGCCCTACGTGAGAAGGGAATCCTCGCATGAGCGAGAAGATCAACCGTCTCGCGGCCGAGCTTCAGGCCATCCGCGCCGAGATCGTCGAGCTGGACTCCGTGGAGGAGCCGACCGACGAGCAGGCCGCGCGTGCCGAGCAGCTGCTGGCCGACTGGGACGCCAAGAAGGCCGAGCACGACGCGGCCGTCACCCGTTCCGAGAAGGTGGAGGCCGTCCGTGCCGCCGCCCTCGACCCGCGCAACGTGGAGCGTGCGGTGCCCGAGGCCCCGCAGGTCATCGTGAAGCGCGACGTGTTCGACGACCTCGACCAGGTCGTCCGCGGCTACGTGCCCGCGGCCGACATGAAGTCCCGCGCCGCCACCGCCATCGAGGACACCCGCTACCGCGGCCTGTCCGACGCGGCGAAGCAGCGCGCGACCGAGCTGGCCGAGGGTGACGCGGGCATCGCCCGTCGCATCCTCATCACCGGTTCGCCGGCGTACCGCGAGGCGTTCGAGGTCATCATGCGCCACGGCCCCGAGGTGGGTTTGGCGATGCTCGACGGCGAGCAGCGGGACGCGATGCGCGCCGCGCTGTCGAACACCGACGCGAACGGCGGGTACTCCAACCCGTGGATGCTGGACCCAACGATCATCCTGACCAACGACGGCACCGCGAACCCGATCCGGCGGATCTCCCGCGTCGTGTCCGGCACCACGGAGCTCTGGAACGGTCTGTCTTCTGCCGGCGTCACCGCTGAGTGGCTGGGTGAGGGTTCGGCCGCGGCCGACAAGACCCCCACCTTCGCGCAGCCCAGCGTGGGCACCGTCAAGGGCGCGGCGTACATCTTCGCCTCGTACGAGCAGGAGGCCGACGGCCAGGTCGTCAGCCAGCTGCCGCGTCTCATCCAGGACGCGAAGGACCGGCTGGAGGCCACCGCGTTCACCACCGGCGCCGGCTCGACGACCGCCCCCAAGGGCATCGTCACCGCCGTCGCCGCGGTCACCGCCTCCCGCGTGTCGCCCACCACGGGCGGCTCGTTCGGCGCGGTCGTCGACACCTACAAGGTCGCCAACGCCCTGCCGCCTCGGCACGCCGCCGAGTCGACCTGGCTGGCGAACAAGACCACCATCAACACGATCCGCCAGGCCGACACCTACGGCGGCGGCGCGTTCATCGCCAACCTGGCGATGGGTCAGCCGCCGGTCCTGCTCGGCCAGCCGCTGTACGAAGTCTCCGACATGACCTCGACGGTGACCACCGGCAGCAACATCCTGCTGGCGGGCAACTTCCAGGAGTACCTGATCTACGACCGGGTCGGCGTGCAGATGCGCTACCTGCCCGTGGTGACGGACACCGCGACCGGTCGCCCGACCGGTCAGGCCGGCTGGTTCGCGTTCTGGCGCACCGGCGCGGACTGCCTCAACCCGGCGGCGTTCCGGGTGCTGCAGCTCTAGCAGCAAGCACGGGCGGACAGCCCGGGGTCGTCGCGGCCCCGGGCTGTCCCACGCCCGCATGTCACCGCGGCATCCGAGGGGTGAGGGGTTCACCGTGTCACCGAGCATGGTCGTGCTGGTCCCGTCGCGGGGCCGGCCGCGCAACATCGACAGACTTCGGCAGGCGTGGGCCGATACGGGCGCGACCGCGGATCTGGTGGTCCTGGTCGACGATGACGACCCGACGCGCGACGAGTACGCGGCGCTGGACCTGCCGGCGCTGCACATCGGCCCGCGGCAGCGGATCGGTCCGCTGCTCAACGACTGGGCGCCGCGGCTGGCCCGCTCCTATGACGTGGTCGGGTTCATGGGGGACGACCATGTGCCGCGGACGCAGGGCTGGGATGCGCTCGTCCTGGAGGCGTCGACACTCTGGACGGTCGTGTACGGCAACGACCTGCTGCAGGGGGAGAACCTGCCGACGGCGGTGTTCCAGGGCGCGGGCATCATCCGCACGCTCGGGCAGTTCTGCGAGCCGGGCGCGCTGCACCTGTACCTCGACAACTACTGGCGGACGCTGGGGGAACGCCTCGGCACGCTGCGCTACCTGCCGGACGTCATCATCGAGCACGTCCACTACATCAACGGCAAGGCGCCGGAGGACGCGCTGTACGCCGAGGTGAACGCACCGAGCATGTACGAGCACGACGGGGCGGCGTGGACGGCGTACGCATCGGGTGCGATGGGCGACGACCTGGACCGGGTACGTGCCGCGATGGGGGCCGTGTCGTGAGGCGGGTCCTGGTCACCGGCAGCGCCGGGTTCATCGGTGCGGCGGTGCGCGCAGAACTGGTGAGCCGTGGGGATGTGCCGGTGCCGTTCGACGCGCCGCTGGACGTGCGTCACCGGCCGACGGTGGAGGCGGCGACCGCGGAGGTGGACGCGGTCATCAACCTGGCTGGGCGGCTGGGTACGTCGGAGACGTTCGGCGCGGAGCGTGACGCCGCGGACGTGAACATCACCGGGGCGCTCGTGGTTGCGGACGCCTGCTACCGGTGGGGTGTGCCGATGGTGCAGATCGGCACCGGGCACAAGGGGCAGCCGAACCCGTACGCGGTCACGAAGGGCTGCGCGGAGGACCTGCTGTTGGGTCGGGTGGGGAACACCGGGCAGCCGGTCGCGGTGGTGCGGGCGTTCCACGCCTACGGGCCGGGGCAGAAGGCGTTCCCGCCGCACGGCCCCGGGCATGTGCGGAAGATCATGCCGTCGTTCATCTGCCGCGCCCTGACGGGGATGCCGCTGGAGATCAACGGGTCCGGCGGCAACGTCATCGACCTCGTGTACGTGGACGACGTCGCTCGGGTGCTGGTGGACGCGATCGACGGCCCGTACGGGACGGTGATCGAGGCCGGGACCGGGGTGGGGATGCGGGTGCTGGACGTGGCCCGTGAGGTGATCCACCTGTGCCGGTCCTCGTCCACGATCGAGCATCTGCCGGTTCGGGATGGGGAGCCTGACGGCGCGGTCGTGGTCGCCAGGGACCCGCTGTGCGCGGACCACCCGTTCCCGTTCGGCTGGGCGGAGACGGTGGAGCACTACCGGCGGCTGGTGGCGTCGTGACCGACGTCGTCATCACCTGGCTGCTGACCGGGGTGCCGGACCCGCAGCGCGGCACGCACCTACCATCCACCTCCGACACGATCGGGGAGCTGCGGGCGTCGGTCGCCGCACACAAGCGGCACCTGGTCGTCCTGCACGACTGCCTCGACGACCCCGACGACGAGCTGACCACGTTCGCGCGGGTCCCGGTCGGGTCCAACCCGTACTTCTACCGCTGGCGGGTGACCGCGGCATGGCTGGAGGCACACCCCGAGGTGGAGCGGGTGTGGTGCGTGGACGGCACCGACGTGGAGATGCTGAACGACCCGTTCCCGCACATGCAGCCGGGGGCGTTCTACGTCGGGTCGGAGCAGAAGACGTACGCCCACCCGGACACCGGGACGTGGCTGCGGACGCACTGCCCGTCCGTCGGGTCCCTGTTCGACGACCACCCCGGGCAGCGGATCCTCAACGTCGGGACGCTCGGCGGTGACCGGGGCGACGTGCTCGAGGTGGCGCACGCGCTCGCGGACGCCGAGGACACCGGGGACGACTGGGAGATGGGCGTCTTCCAGTCGCTGATGCTGACCCGTTTCCCCGACCATGTGACCGGGCCGCCGGTGCACACCCCGTTCCTCGCCGGCGTCCGCGTCAGCGACTGCTGGTGGAGGCACAAGTGAGGCGCCGGGTCCTCGTCAGCGGGGACGCCGGGTTCATCGGCCGCAACTTCACCCGCCGGATGCTCGACGACGGGTGGGACGTCACCGGGTTCGACATCAAGACTGGCACCGACGCTCGGGACTACTTCCCCGGCTCCGACGAGCGGTTCGACCTGCTTGTGCACGCCGCCGCCGTGGTGGGCGGCCGGGTCAGCATCGACGGGGATCCGCTGGGGGTCGCGTCCAACATGGGCATCGACACCGCGGCGTTCTCGTGGGCGGTCCGCACCGGCACCCCGGTCCTCTACTTCTCGTCCAGCGCCGCGTATCCGGTGGTGCTGCAGGCGCGGGGCCTGCGGCGGCGGCTGGTCGAGTCGGACCTGTCGCTGCGGACGCAGGGCATCGGGATGCCGGACGCGACGTACGGCTGGTCGAAGCTGACCGGTGAGGTGCTGGCGCAGCACGCCAGGCGGCTGGGCGCGACCGTGACCGTGGTCCGGCCGTTCAGCGGCTACGGGGAGGACCAGGACCTGGACTACCCGTTCCCGTCGTTCATCGACCGGGCGGTCCGCCGCGTCGATCCGTTCCCCGTCTGGGGTGACGGGCAGCAGGTGCGGGACTTCATCCACATCGACGACGTGTACGCGGCGTGCATGGCGCTGGCGGAGCGGCGGGTGGATGTGCCGGTGAACCTGTGCAGCGGGCTGCCGACGTCGTTCGACCAGCTCGCGGTGATAGTGATGCGGGAGGCCGGGTACACCGCGCCGATCGAGCACCTGACCGGGAAGCCGACCGGGGTGGACTACCGGGTGGGTGACCCGCACCGGATGGAGCTGCACCACCGGCCGACGGTGACCCTCGACGAGGGTATCCGGCGCGCGCTGGCGGTGGCGTGATGGGGCAGGCGAAGCGGAAGCGGGAGATGGAGCGGGCGACCACCCCGGAGAAGGGGAAGGGCCGGGTTGTCCTCGGCTACGTCCACGGCTCGCAGTTGACGGCGTCGTTCCACGACACGATCGTGCAACTGCTGGTCTACGACATGTCGCATGAGGGGCGGATCGTCGGAGGCGGCGGCCGGGTGTCGCAATACTCGTCGGCGAACATCAGCAACGCGCGGAACAACATCGTCCGCCGGTTCCTCGATGAGTCCGACGCGGAATGGTTCTTCTCCGTCGACACCGACATGTCGTTCCCGCCGGAGACGCTGGACCGGCTGCTGGAGCAGGCGTACAAGCATGGCGTGCCGATCGTCGGCGGGCTGTGCTTCGGGCAGGCCGATGGGGAGTTGTTCCCGACGACGTACCTGCTGTCCGGTGACGCGGAGCACCCGAAGATGGTGCGGCTGAATGCGTGGCCGCGGCGGGTCGAGGACAACGAGATGCACCCGCTGATCCCCGTGTCGGCGACGGGCGCGGCGTGCGTGCTGATCCACCGCAGCGTCCTGGAGGCGATGCGGGAGAAGTTCCCCGAGCCGTACCCGTGGTTCCGTGAGGAGATCCTGGGTGAGCCACCCTGGGGGGCCGGCGCACCGGGCACCGGGTCGGCGATGGGTGAGGACATCACGTTCATGTTGCGCGCTGGGGTGCTCGGCTTCCCGGTGCATGTGCATGTCGACGTGGAGGTCGGTCACGAGAAGTCGTGGCTGCTGATCCGTGACCAGTACGACGACCAGCGGGCCGCGCTGGCCGCGACCCGGGAGGAACCGCATGACGACCCCGCTGCTGCCTGACGGCACTCCTGCCGGCTGGTGGGTCACCGACCCGGAGGGCCGCGTCGTGGACGCCGGACCCGCGATCACCCTCGAACTGCTCGTCGGCGAGCAGGAAGGACACTGACATGGCTGCGATCGACGCTGCGATGGTCTCGAAGATCCTGAACGCGCTCGGCCCGACGGGCACCAGCGGCGCGCCGGGCACGATGATCACCGCCCTGGGCGCGTCCCCGATGAAGCTCAAGCTGACGTCGACCGCGTCGAGCGCGTCGTCGTCGGGCACGGAGCTGACCGGGTCGGGCTACGCGGCGGGCGGGACGGCGCTGTCCGTCGCCTCGACGACGTCGTCGGCCGGGTCGTCCGTGACCCTGCCGAAGACCACCCCGGTGTCGTGGACGAACGGGTCCGGCGGCGCGTGGACGATCTACTCCGTCGAGTTGACTGACTCGGCCGGGCTGCGCGTCTGGTTCGGGAACGTGACGGGCGCCCCGGTGACGGTGGCTAACGGCAACACGTTCTCGTTCGCCGCGGACTCGATCACGCTGGCGCTGACCTGACATGCACCGGTGGCTCGTGGCGGTCGGTGGCGCGGCGTTCGGTGCGGCTGTCCTGGTCGGCGTGGCGGCTGCCCCGGCGGCGGCGACCGGCGGCGGCTGCAACTGCCCGACCAAGACGGTGACCACGACAGTCACGAAGCCGCCCGTGACGGTGACCTCGACGGTGACCGCGCCACCGGTCACCACGACCGTGCCGGGTCCGACCGTCACGGACACGGCGACGGTCACGGACACGGCGACGGTGACCTCGACGGTGACCGCGCCACCGGTCACCACGACCGTGACCGACACCACGACCGTGACCGCCACCGACACGGCGACCGTCACCGGCCCACCCACCACCGTGACAGCGCCGCCCGTCACGGTGACCGACACGGCGACCGTCACCGACGTGTCAACCGTGACCGCGACGCGGGACGTGGTGGAGACGCGGACCGCGACGGTGACCGTGACCGCGCAGATCATCGGGCCTGGCGAGACGGCGTACGTCACGTCACCGCCGTCCCCGACCGAGCTGCCGCGTACGGGGCCGTCCGGGTGGCTGGTCGCCGCCGGTCTGCTGACGCTGCTCGCCGGTGGTGCCGTCCTCGCCGGGACGCGGGGGTCGCATTGACCGACGACGAGGTCGCCGCGCTGTACGCCGGTGGCCTGTCGCTGCGGGCGGTCGCGGAACGGGTGGGTTGGACGATGGGTCGGACCCGGCGGGTGATCCTCGCGGCGGGGGTTCCGATGCGTGGCCCCGGCCCGCTGCCGGTGGACGAGCCGTCGGTGCGGGTGGCGTCCCGCGCCGCTGACGTGGTGCTCGCGCATCACGGCGCGGTGGCGCGGATCAGGATGCACCTGGCGCACCATGACGCGCGCAGCATGGGGCGACCGACCAGGGAGCGGGCGACCTGTCTCGCGGTGCTGACCGAGGTCCTGGCGATGCTTGAGGCGGTGACATGACGGCGTCTGTCGCGCAGTCGAAGACGGCGGGTTCGTCGGCGCCGGGCGCGACCCTGTCCGCGACGTTCGACTCGTCGCCGACGAACGGCAACGTCATGTTGTGCGCCGTGTCGTCGGACACGACGATGACGGCGGGGCCGTCCGGGTGGACCGAGCGTGTCGCGCAGGTCGGAAACCAGGGGTTCTACGTCTACACGAAGACCGTGTCGGGGGACTCGGCGACGGTGACGGTGGACCCGAACGGTGACAACCCGACCGCGATGGTGATCGTCGAACTGGCTGGCGTCTCGACGTATGAGGCGGTGTCGTCGGTTGCTGACACGCAGGCGTCGTGGGGACTGGATCGGACCACGAACGCGGTCACCCCTGCGGGTGCCGCCGGGTACCTGGCCTGCTACTCGTACGCGAACAACACCGCAGCGGCCATCGACCTGTTGAGTGCCGCGACCATCGGCAGCTCCTTCACGGTGGTGGCAGTGGCCAGATCGACGACAGGCCAGGCGGCGACACTCCAAGGCGTGTATGTCGGGTTCCTCGCCGGGTCTGGGGCGCAGAGTCCAACGCTGACCGGGGGGGCGAACGAGAACGCCTACAACCGGACGGCGTCGGTGCTGGCGTTCACGGAAGCCGCGACCGTCGTCCTGCCGCCGCTGCACGCCGCCCTGCCGAACATCGCCGCCATCGTGTCGGCCCACTACTGAGGAGCAACCGTGGCGATCTTCACCGCGTACGACCAGCGGGCGCTGGCAGCGAACACCACGAAGTCGCTGATCCTGCTCATCCCGGCCGTCAAGATCGTGCTGACGCACGTGGATATCAGCATGGACGCGAGTGCTGCCGCCGCCGGGGTTCGGTTCGACCTGTACCGGGTGACGACGCTGGGTTCCCCGTCCGGGTCGAACTTCACCCCGGTGAAGACGCACCCGGGTGACAGCGCGTCGGGTCTGACGACGACGAACTGCCGGGTGAATCTGACGGCGGAGCCGACCACGGTCGAGGTGATCCAGTCGTGGTACGTGCAGCCGTTCGGAGGGCTGCTGCCGCTGGATGCGGTGCTTGACCGGGAGATCGTCGGCCCGGCGAGCGGGTCGGGTATCGGGCTTCGGTACGTGAACCCGGTGGGCGGGTCCACGGCGAACGTCGCGGTCGGCCTGTTCTGGGCTGAGTGACATGCTCTGGGCGCCGCAGGCATCAACGACGCGGGTCATCACGAACGGCGGCATCGTCGGCTCGGCGACCCCGTGGACGGGCGTGCCCAGCAACGCGACGACCCTGCTCGACGGCGCGGTCACCGAACTGATCTCGGCGGCGAACAACACGCAGGACTCGTGGGGCTTCGAGGTCCACATCAACGCGACGGGTGCGTCGGCGACTGCGAGCGAGGCGGCGCTGGACCTGCTGATCGGCGGGGCGACGGACGACGTCCTCGTCTCGGCGCTGCTGTGCGGGTACAGCATCGGCGGGAACACCGCGTCGGCCGGGTCGATCCGCTACTTCTTCCCGGTCCACATCCCGGCCGGACTGCGGATCGCGGCGGTGCTGGCGTCGGTGCGGACGGGGATCACGGCCCGTGTCGGCATCTGGCTGTACGGCGGGTCACCGCCACCGTTCCGCGTCGGCCGGAAGATCACCACCTACGGGACGCAGGCGAACAACGCTCGCGGTGTCGCGCTGTCGGTGGCAGCGTCCGGTGGCACGGCGAGCGTGACGGAGATGACGGCGTCCTCCACGAGCGACCACTTCTACCTGATCCCCGGCTTCCAGCCAGCGACGGACACCACGATCACGCCGGGCGGCTGGGTGAACATCGGCATCGGCGTGGGCGCCTCGACGGAGCAGCGGATCGGGACGTGGTGGTGGGGCAAGGACACGGGCGAGTCGATGGTCGGGCCGGTGCCGAACCTGGGCGCGTTCTGCAACGTCGCTTCCGGGCAGCGGCTCACCATCCTCGCGTCGAACAGCGGCACGAACGACGCCGCCTACGATGGTTTGATCTATGCGGTGAGTTGAGGAGGCGACATGGCGATCAGCGAACCGTACGAACTGGACGGCGTGACGGTCGGGTCGTCCGAGCTGTCGGTCGTGTCCGGCACCACCAGCCTCCAGACGGTCACCGATGACGGCGTGTACCAGTTGTGGATCGACGCCTACGCGATGGCGAAGGGCGACGAGTTCCGCGTCAAGGCGTACGAGAAGGTCGAGGCCACCGGCGGCACGAAGAAGGTGTTTGCGCAGTGGACGCTGCTGGGGGCGCAGACGGAAGTGTTCGTCACCCCGACGTTCGTGCTCATCAACGGCTGGGACTTCACGATCACGAAGATCGCCGGGTCTGACCGCGCGTTCGACGCGAGCATCCGCAAGGTCAGTTAGGACCGGCGGTGTCGTTCTTCTGGTTCGGCGGCACGGAGACACAGACCCCGCCGGACACCGTCGAGGTGGGCGCCGGGTCACGGACCGGAGTCGGCCGGTACGGGCGGCGCTGGATACGGCCGTTCGTCGGTGTGCCGCCGCGGGCCGGTGGGCCGACGACGATCCAGGGCAGCGCGACCCTGACGGGTGCGGCGACGGTCACCGCGAACGCGACCCTGTCCGCCCCCGCGACGCTCACCGCCGCCGCGACGGTCACCGCGAACACCACGACCCGCGCACCGGCCACCCTCACCGGGGCGGCCGTCCTGACGGCAGCCACCACGACCCGTGCGCCGGCGACGCTGACCGCCGCCGCGACAGTCACCCCGCTGGCCACGCAAAGCGCCACCGCGGCACTCACCGGGGCAGCGGTCGTCACCGCGGCGGGCGCCTACACGATCAGCGGCACGGCGGCCCTGACGGCGGCCGGGACGGTCACCGGCAACGCCACGACCGCGGCACCCGCGACGCTCACTGGGGCCGGGACGCTCACCGCCACCGGCACGGTGACGGTGCCGGGCACGGCCACCCTGACCGGGGCGGGCACGCTCACCGCCGCGGCCACAGTGAAGGCGCCCGCCACGCTCACCGCGGCAGCCACCGTCACCCCGCTGGCAACGCAGGGCGCACCGACGACGCTCACCGGCGCGGCCACACTCACCGCCACCGGGGCCATCACGATCCCCGGCACCGCGACACTCACCGCCGCGGGCACCGTCACCGCAGCGGCCACGCAGGGCGCCCCGACGACGCTCACCGCCGCATCGACCCTGACCGCTACCGGGTCGGTCGCGGGCAGCAGCGGCGCCACCCTGACTGCCGCAGGGACGCTCGACGCGGCGGCCACGGTCGCCGCACCCGCGGGCCTCACCGCCGCCGCAACGCTGACCGCGGTCGGCGCAGTCACCGTCCCCGGTGCTGCGGCGCCACTGGCCGCGGGCACGCTGACCGCGAACGCCACCCAGGGCGTCACCGCTACAGCCACCGCCGCCGCGACCCTGACCGCCGACGGCACAGTCGCCTCACCGAGCATCAACGGCACCGCGGACCTCACCGCCGCCGCCGCCCTGACCGCCGTCGGCACCGTCACCGTCCCCGGGTCCGCCACCCTCACCGGCGCCGGCAGCCTGACCGCCGCGACCACCCTGTCCCCCGTCGTCGCGTTCACAGGGGCCGCCGCCCTCGACGCGCGCGCCACGCAGGCCGCCACCGCCACCCTCATCGCCGCCGGGGTCCTCACCGCGGCACCCGCCCTGCCACCCGGGTACGCCGCCGCCGCCAACGCGCCGGCCGCCGCCGCCACCGCAGGCAGCACCGTGACCACCGCCACCGCGGCCAACGACGCCGTCACCGCGACACCGGGCAACGCCGCCGCCACCACTGCCCGCCCACGGCAGTACGCCGCCGCCACCATGAGGGGGACACATGACCTATGACCTCGGCGACGTCGTCGCGCTGACCGTCGAGATCCGGGACAGCAACGGCGACCTCGCCAACGCCGGCGGCGTCACCTGCACCATCACCCTGCCCGACGCCACCACCACGTCCGGCAGCGTCGTGCCCGTCACTACCGGCACCTACCTGTCGTCCTACACCCCGTCGCAGGCCGGGCGGCACGTCGCCGCGTGGATCGCCACCGGCAGCAACGCCGCGGCCGTCATCGACGTGTTCGACGTGCGGGTGGCCGCCGACGCACCCCTGGTCAGCCTCACCGACGCGAAGGCCCACCTGAACATCACCGCTACCACGAACGACGAGGAGCTGCGCCGGTTCCTCGACGTGGCCACGGACGCCGCCGAGCGATTCACGGGTCGAACACTGCGCGGCGGGTCCGTCACCGAGACGCTAGACGGCAACGGCACGCCAACCCTGTTGCTCAGCACCCTGCCGGTGCGGTCGATCACGTCGGTCAGCATCGGCGGGTCCGCCGTCGCCGCCACTGGGTACACGGTCAGCGACGCCGGGGTCCTCACCCGGCTCGGCGGGTCCTACACGCCCGGACCGTGGACACCGGGCGTCGGCAACGTCGAGGTGACGTACATGGCGGGGGACGCCACCCCGCCGCCCGCCGCCGTGCACGCCGTCCTCGAGCTGACCCGGCATCTGTGGACCACGCAGCGCGGATCCATGCAGGGAATGCCGCGCCGTGACGTCGAGGACGTGTACGACCCGTCCGCTGGCATGGCGATGCCGCGCCGGGTCATCGAGCTGCTGGAGCCGCTGCGCGTGGCCGGGGTGGCCTGATGCCTGTCGTGGCGACCCGCTGGGCCGCGGTGGTGGACGCGCTGCTGGTGACGCTGCGGGCGGACTCCAACCTGACGAACGCGGGCACGTCGATCTTCGACGGCCCGCCGGTCACGAACGACTACATCGGTGACGCGGTCGCGGTCGGCACGTCCGGCGACGACGACGACCTCGTCGGGTCGGTCGAGCAGGCGTACCACGACATGGCGCTCACCTCGTCCTCGCGCATGGAGACAACGACGGTGCGGTGTGCGGTGTGGGCGCAGAACGGCGACGGCGCCCTTTCCACGGCCCGTACGCGGGCGTTCACGCTGCTCGGGTACGTCGAGGCCGCCCTGCGCTCCAACCCGTCACAGGGCCTCACGGACGTCCTGCGGGTCGAGGTGGTCGGGGTGGACGTCCGCCAGTCGCAGACCCCCGACGGTGCGCTCTGCTGGCTCGACGTCACGGTTGCCGCGACGTCGCTGATCTGACCCCGACCGCCGACCGGCGGGTCGGGTCCCCGCACGGAAACAGGAGTGCCTGACGTGGCGAAGTACCGCTCGCTCTGGCCCGAGACTCGATGGGTCGACGTCGGCGCCGGCGGTCCGCGCCGCGTCGAGCCCGGGGAGATCCTCGACGTCCCCGATACCTGCCCCTACGACTTCCCCGACGAGTTCTGGGACGCCGTGACCACGCACAAGAAGGCCGCCGCGGCGGCGAAGGAGGACTGACATGGCGATCGGTTCTGGGCTCGCGGCGTCGATCGCGTATCGCGCTGAGACGGGCTCGTACGGCACCTACATCGCGCCCAACTCGTTCCTGCGGGCACGCTCGGCGAGCATCGAGAAGACCGCGACCCGGGTCCAGGGCGAGGGCATCGCCTCCGGCGCGCACATGCCGCTCACCGCCCACTACGTGGAGACGGTGACCGGCGCCAGCGCGAACATCACCTTCGACGTGCAGTCCCGCGGCATGGGCACGCTGCTGCTGCCGCTGTTCGGGGCGTCCACGACCGCGCAGCAGGGCGGCACCACCGCGTACCTGCACACCCTCACCGTGTCCGACCCGGTCGGGAAGTACCTGACCGTGCAGGCCGGCGTCCCCTACCGGGGCGGCACCGTGCTGCCGCACACCCTCACCGGTGGCAAGGTCACGAAGTTCGACCTGTCCGTGTCCGTGGACGGCATCGCAGAGGGCTCCGTCGACATCGACGGCAAGGCGTTCACCACCACGCAGTCCCTCGCCGCGCCGTCCTACACCTCGACCAACGTGTTCCACGGCGGGCAGCTGAACGTCAAGGCTGGCACGTGGTCGTCGGAGACGGCGGTCACCGGCGTGCGCGCGGTCAACATCAGCGTGTCCCGCGGCCTCGACACCGAGGACTACACCGCGGGTCAGACCGGCACGAAGTCGGAGCCGGTGCTCAACGCCTACACCGAGATCACCGGCACGATCACTGCGGACTGGCTGGCGGTCGCCACGTTCCAGACTCTCGCGCACGGCACCACAGCGACGTCGCTCGTCGTCGAGCTCGTCGGCCCGATCATCTCCTCGACCTACGCGGAGACGTTCAGGTTCAAGATCCCCGGCGTGCTGTTCAAGCCTTCGACGCAGGGCTGGGACGGCCCGTCGGAGCTGACGAACGAGTGGTCGTTCAAGGCCGCGTACGACGGTACGAACGTTCCGGCGCTGGAGATCATCAGCGCCGAGACGACGATCTAGCGGGGGTCGGGGGAGGGCGTCGTGCCTGTCGAGTTGCGCGTCAACGCCGCCGACTACGGCGCCCTCTCCCGCGCGCTGAAGAAGTCCGAGCCGACGATCCGCAAGAACATGCGGCGGGAGATCAGCCGGGCGACGAAGCCGATCATCGCCCGCGCGCGGGAGCAGATGCGGGCGGCCGGCGGCATCCCGTCGGAGTTCCGTGACGCTGCCGCGCGCCGGGTGCGGCTGACGCAGCGGGACTCCCCGAAGCGGACGCTGGTGGCGATCCTGGCGCCGCCGGCGGGCGGGCAGTTCGCCGACGCGCACCGGAAGATCAACCGGACCGGGTCGTTCCGGCATCCCGTGTACGGCGGCAAGACGTGGGTGCAGCAGGCAGGCCCCGCGGACTGGTTCGACGGGCCGTTCAAGGACGCGAAGGCCGACATCGAGCGCGCCGTCAAGGCCGCGATGGACACCGCGATCGCGGAGCTGCAGCGCGCAGGCAAGTAACCGACCGAGGGGACACGAGGGGTATGAAGTTCGTTCTGACCGTCGGGGACCAGTCGCGGACGTTGGACTGGGACCACATGCCGTTGCCGGACGCGATCGAGTGCGAGCGCGTCACCGGCTGGACGTACCACGAGTGGCGCAAGGCGCTGGTCGAGGACAAGGCGCAGGCCGTCGCCTACGCCTGGTGGCTCGCAGGCAAGCGCGAGGGTGTCGACGTCGGTCGGTTCGCTGACGCGCTGAAGGACGAGACGCTGGACCTGGGCGCGCTGTCCATCGAGGTCATCCCCGACGAGGAGCCGGAGGCGCAGCCCGCGGGTGACGCCGAGGGCCCTACTGGACCCGAGCAGGAGGCGACCCCGGGCGACTGAGCCTGGAGGACGAGGTCGCGGTGTGGGGGCCGTACTTCGCGCACCTGTTCGGGGTCGATGAAGCCGATGTGCTGGCGTCGTGGACGGTCGAACGCTGGACCCGCTACCGACGGGCCGCCGAGTTCCTGATGAAGCAGAGGCAGAGGGGCGGGTGACCCGTGGCGACACTGCGGAACGAGATCGTCGCTACCGACCGTGCGTCCGGCGTGTTCTCGAAGGTCGCCAAGAACCTCGACGGCCTGGAGAAGAAGCACGCCTCGTTCGGCCGCACCGTCGCGTCCGCGCTGTCCGTCGCCGCGGTCACCGCGTTCGGCGTGTCCAGCGTCAAGGCGTTCGCCGACGCGGAGAAGTCGCAGGCCCGGCTCGAGCTGGCGTACAAGAAGTTCCCGGCGCTGGCGAACGCCAACATCGAGGCGCTGCGGGGCCTGAACCAGGCGCTGCAGGACAAGACCGGCGCCGACGCCGACCAGCTCGCCTCCGCGCAGGCGGTGCTCGCGCAGTTCAACCTGACCGGCCAGGAGATCCAGAAGCTCACCCCGTTGCTGGTGGACTACGCCACCGTCACCGGGCAGGACGTGAACAGTGCCGCCGAATCCCTCGGCAAGGCGCTCATGGGCAACGCCCGGGCGCTCAAGGCCGTCGGCGTGGACTTCAAGGCCACCGGGAACACCGCCGACGACGTCGCAACGATCATGGGCAAGTTGCAGGAGAAGGTGGGCGGCGCAGGCGACGCCTTCGGGCAGACCACCGCGGGCAAGCTGGAGATCGCCCGCGCATCGTTCGAGGACCTGCAGGAGGAGATCGGGGAGGCGCTGGTCCCGGCGCTGACCGGGCTCGTGTCCGTCGTCAAGCCGGTCGTCAACGCCTTCCAGGACCTGCCGGACCCGATGAAGTCCGCCGCGGTGGCGACGGTGGCTGTTGGCACGGCGGCGTTCGTGGCGACGCCGAAGATCAAGGCCCTGGTCGACATGACCCGCGAGTGGGCGATCGCCAACCCGAAGGCCGCGAGCAGCGCAGGGAATCTGGCGAAGGGCCTGGGCGCGGTCGGGATCGCCTACGCCGCGCTGGCCGGCGCCGCGGAGCTGTCCGGCAACTGGTTCGCGCGCAACAACATCTCCGTCGACGAGTTCGCCAAGTCGGCGAGCAAGGGCGGCAAGGCCGCGGACGAGGACCTGGGGAAGGTGTACCAGTCGCTCGTCAAGCTCAACGGGGTCCCCGACTGGGCGAAGGCGGCGCTGGGGCCGTTCGGGCAGATCGTGGTCGGCGGGGACATCAAGGCCGCCGAGGAGCAGGTGGCGTCGTTCGACGAGGCCCTGTCGAGCATGGTGGCCGACGGGAACGGGGACAAGGCCGCGCGCATGGTGACCGCGCTGGGCCTGTCCGCGGACGACCAGGCGAAGCGGCTGCCCGGCTACACGCAGGCGCTCAAGGACTCCGACAAGGCGACGAAGGGCGTTGCCAACTCGACCCGTGGCGCGACGTCGGCGACAACGTCGTTCGCCGCGGCGTGGCAGGCGATGACCGGCACCCTGTCGGTCCTGACGGCCGTTGTCGGGGCGAAGAACGCGCAGGACCAGTTCAGCGAATCGCTGAAGAAGGGCGGCGTGTCGCTGTCGACGAACACGGCCGCCGGCCGGGCGAACATCACCGCACTGAACGATGCCGTGGTGGCTATCGGCCGGGTGAAGGAGGCGCAGGAGGCCAACGGCGTGTCCACCGGTCGGGCCACGGCGCAGGCGAACGCGCAGATCGCCGCGTTGCGGACCGCGTACATCGCGGCCGGTGGGACGGCCGATGAGTTCGACACGCTCACCGCGTCCATCGGCAAGGTCCCCAGCAACGCACGGACATCCGTCAATGCCCCAGGGCTGTCCGCCGCGAGGACCGGGGCGCAGCAGTACCGGGACGCGCTGTCGTGGATGGACGGCCGGGTCGTCACCACGACGGTCCGCACCGTGCGGGAGATCATCACCAACCCGTTCGGCACCCGGACCGCGGCCGTCACCGGACGCAGCGCCGACGCCGTGGACAAGGCAAGCAGCGCCATGACGCAAGGGTGGAGCAGCGGCGCGGCCGGGTCTGGCGGCACCGTCGCCGTGAACCTCGTCCTCGACGGCCAGGTGATCCAGACGTCCCTGCTGCGGCTCAAGCGCACGCAGGGCGGGGCGCTGGGGCTGTCGTGACCGCGCTGACGCTGCCGCAGCTGAAGCTGGAGATGGACCTGACCGGCACCGGCCCCGGCACGGCGCCCACGTACACGGACTACTCCGCATACCTGCGGGTGTCCGACGGGGTGCAGTGGCAGCGGGGGCGGCAGGACGAGCGGTCCGACGTGACCGCGGGGACGGCGTCGTTCGCCGTCAACAACGACGCGGGCACGTTCACGGGGAAGAAGCTGCGCGCCCCGGTACGGCTGTCGATCCGCTTCGACGACACCGCGTCCTACACGGTGATGTGGACCGGGTTCGTGACGTCGTGGCGGCGCGGATGGACGTCCGGTGTGCGGCCGGTGATGCAGGTGCAGGCCGCGGACGCGGTGATGCTGCTGGAGAAGCAGACGCTGCCGCCGATGATCCGCGGGGAGATCCTGGCGGACGCACCGGCCGCGTACTGGCCGTTGGACGATGCTGCGGGGTCGACGGCGGCGACGGACCGGCGAGGCGTGACCGGTGCCCCCTCGTTGGCCGTGACGCAGGTCGGGTCCGGAGGGGCGCTGGACTTCGGCGCGGCGGCGGTCACGTCCGCGGACGGGGACGCCGCTGCCGCGTTCACCCCGGCCAGCGACTCGGCGGGCAAGTACCTGTCATCGCCGCGCATCGACGGCGTCGACCCGATCACGCTGGAAGCGTGGATGCGGACGTCCGGCATCCCAGCCACCACGCCACGGATCGTTCTTGCCGCCACCGGTGACGCGGCCTACAACACCGATGACCTCGTCATCCAGGTCAACACGACGACCGGCTACGCCGCGGCCAGGTTCTACGATGCCTCCGGGCTGACCACTTACACGGCAACAGCATCGGTGAACGTTTGCGACGGTACGTGGCATCACCTCGTCGCCGTCATCACCGGCGGCACCCTGTACCTGTACGTGGATGGGGTGGCGACCAGCACCGCCGCCGCGGGCTGGGAGTCGACGCCGCTGTGGGTCAGTGTCGGCGGTGCCACCGGGCAGTTGTTCGACGGCGCTGTCGCACACGCCGCCGTCTACACCTCCGCGCTCTCCTCCACCCGCATCGCGTCGCACTACGCGGCCGGGGTCGGCACGGGGGAACGCACCGACCTGCGGTTCGACCGGATCGGGGCGCTGTCCGACGTCACCGTCGCCACCCCGCAGACCGGCAGCGCCACGATGGGCGCGCAACCGACCGCCGGCAAGTCCGTGTGGACCGCGCTGACCGACGTCGCGTTCGCCGAGCAGGGCACGGCGTACATCGCCGCCGACGGCACCCCGACGCTCGCCGTCCGCAGCGACAGGTACGGGCAGGCCGCCGCCATGACGTTCCTCGCCCGTGACATCGCCGCCGACACCGGGTTCACCCTCGACGACGCCTACCTGGTCAACGACGTCACCGTGTCACGACCGAACGGCGCCACCGCCCGGCGAGTCAACACCGCATCGCAGGCCGCCTACGGCACACGGTCCGACACGTTCGACGTTTACTACGACACCGACGCGCAGGTCGAGTACCTGGCGGAGTGGCTGTCCAACAGCCGCGCCACCCCGTTCGAGCGCATCGGGTCCCTCACCATCGACGCCAGCGCGAAGGCCGCCACCGTCACGAACTCGACCCTCGCCGCGCTCGACGTGTCCGACCTCATCCGCATCACCATCAGCGCCACGAACTACGACCTCGTCGTCGAAGGCCTGCAGGACCGGGTCGACGTCGGCGGCTGGGTGCGCGCCATGAACGTGTCACCGAACTACCTGAGCCAGGTCTGGCTGCTCGAAGACGCCACCTACGGCCTGCTCGACACGACCACCGTTCTCGGATTCTGAGGGGCGACTATGGCCAGTTGGACGACCGCTATCAAGACCTGGTCTACCGGGGAGACGGTCACCGCGGCGAACATGAACGCGCAGATCAAGGACTTCGCGACGGCGTTCGGCGCGTGGGGTGCCTACACCCCGTCCATCGGTGGCACCGGCTGGGCCATCGGCAACGGCACCGCGACCGGGTACTACGCGCAGGCGCAGAAGACCGTCGTGTTCTCCATTACCATCACGTGGGGGTCCTCGTCCACGTTCGGCGCCGGCGCTGACCTCACCCTGTCGCTGCCGGTGTCGTCGAAGAGCGTCCCGTTCCCGGCGACGATCAACCTCGTTGACACCGGAACCGTGGGCTACGTCGGCACCGTGTACGGCGTCTCCGGGTCGACGTTGACCCCCGGCGTCTGCAACGCGGCAGGGACGTACGCGACCCTTGCCGGCATCCGGTCGACCGTCCCGCACACCTGGGCCAGCACGGACGTCATCTACGCATCCGGTATCTACGAGGCGGCGTGACATGAAGCGACTCACCATGATCGGCGCCCTCTGCGGGCTGCTGCTGCTCACCCCCGCATCCCCCGCCGTCGCCGTCCAGACGAACCGCGGCATCGACTGGACCGTCGCATGGACGACCGTGACCTGCTCGGACATCATCGCCGGGCTGTCCGTCGACCCGAAGGCGCCGCGTGGCCGCACCTTCGAGCTCTGGTTCGACAAGGGCACGCCGCACTCGACGATGTGGCGGGAGTGGGTTCGGCCCGGCAAGACGCTGTACGCCGGCATCGACACTCTCTGGTGGTCCGGCAAGCACTCGCTGACCGTCGAGGTGTGGCTGGGGGGCAACAACTACTGGTCGGTCACGAAGTGGAACCCGAGGGCCTGCTGGTGAGCCTGCCGGAGCCGTGGGCGTTCGCCGTGTTCGTGGGGATCGTCGCCGTCCTGCTGCTGTTCACGAAGGAGTAGCCATGCCGTCAACGTTCACCGTGGCCGCGAAGTTCTGGGTGGCGCTCGCGTTCGCCGTCCTCGTCGCCGTGCAGTCCGCCTGGCCGGACGCCCCCGCGTGGCTGGCCCCGGTGATCGCCGCTGTCGGCGCGGTGTCCGTGTACCTGACCCCGAACCGGGACGGCAGCACCGATGCCTGACCCCGTCGACCCGACCGCGGACGACGACCTCGACGGCCCGCAGGACGCCGACGACATGGACTGGGGCGAGCCGACGTGACCTGGCCGACCCCGACCCCCGGCGACGTCGTCACCGCGCTGCGCGACCACGGCCTCACCCCGACCCTGTGGCGCGGCTGGGACTCCCGCGGCCGCCCCTGGTCGGACGGGCTGCGCGCCATCGTCGACCATCACACGTCCGGTGTCGGACCGGGCGTGCGCGAGTGGTGCGCGAACGAGTCGGGCCGGTTCCCGTTCGTGAACGCCTACGTCGACCGCGACGGCGGCTACACGCTGTTCTCGGCGCTGTCCTGCTGGGGCAGCGGCAAGGGCGGGCCGTGGCCGGGTGTCGCCGCCGCCGACAGCCTGCATCTGGTGGCCTACCAGACCGAGGTCGAGTCCTGGGGGCAGGTCCCCGACTTCACGGACGCGATGCTCGAGGCGCTGGGCCGCGGGAACGCCGCCCTCGTCGACCTCGGCGTGCCGCCGCAGAACGAGGTCAACCACAAGACGTGGGCGCCGTCGCGCAAGAACGACACGCTCTACACGGATGCGTTCATGCGCGCCAACACCGCCCGCTACCGACGCACCGCCCCGCCGCCCCCCACCACGTCCGAGGAGGACGACATGGCCATCGTGATCCACGGACGAACCCCCTACCTGCTGGCAGGCTCACGGCTCTGCCGGATCAGCGAAGTCACCCGGGACAAGGCGAAGGCGGCGGGCGTCATCGAGTTCGGCGTCGACAACGCCGACTGGGCGCGCATGGTGGAGACGTACGGAACCGCGTCGATGCGCGGTGACGCATGAGGCTGTTCCTCGGCCGCGAGGCGCACCCTGTCGCGCTCGCGCTCACCCTGGCCGCGCTGTCCGTCGTCCTCGGGTTCATCATCTCGCCCGTCCCGAGCGTGTGGCGGATCGCCAGCGTCGGCTACGCGCTCGCTGTTGCCGTCCTGCTCACCGTCGCGTGGGTGCTGGACCGCCGGGACTGGACCCGCGCCGCGATGCTGCTGAGCATCGGTCTGTGGACGTACCTCGCCACGGTCGCCGTGCTCGTCATCGCCTCGCCGACGTCGGCGCTGCTCGCCGGCGCGTGGGCCGTCCTCGCGTACGGCAGCTACTACCTGGAGGTGGCGAACCGTGGCGCACCGGGCCGTCGTGCCGCTCACATCTGACGCCATCGACCTCGCCACCGAAGCCGTCAAGCAGTTGGGCGCGATCCTCACCGGCGCGGTCGTCGTGGTCGCCGCCCGCTGGGCTGCCCACCAGTGGCCTGACGACGACGATGACGACGACGACCCCGCCCCCGCCTGACCCCACCCCCACAGATCGCCCCCACCCGGTCGAGCCTCCCCCTCGGCTCCCGGGTGGGGGCGCTTTCGTCATGCCGGGATCAGGTCGACAGCCGCCGCCGCGTCCTCCCGCGCCCACGCCGCATACGAGGCGGTCGTCACCGGTGAGGCGTGCCCGAGGAGTTCCTGGGTGAGCCGCAGGTCGTGTCCGGCCGCGTACAGGCGGGTGGCGAACCGGTGCCGCAGCGTGTGGCACGTCCACGGCAGCCCGAGCGTATGCAGATGGTCCGCGACCCGGCGTGCGTCCTGTGCGTTCATCCCCCCCACCTCCGTCCCCTTCGCCTCCAACGATACGGCGTCCCCGCATTACTCCGCCATAACGCTTGCGCCGATATCCCCGATGGGGATAACGTATCGGGCATGCCGAACATCAGCACCGTCCTTGGCGACACGGTACGGGACATGATGGCCGCCCGTGGGCTGCGCCAGGTCGACGTCGCCGCCCACCTCGGAATCCCGCAGTCGTCCGTCAGCGCCCGGCTCAACGGGCACACCGACTGGACCGTCACCGAGCTGATCGAACTCGCGGACCTCCTCGGCGTCCACCCCGCCGCCCTGCTGGACGCCGCCTAGAACCCCCGGCGGGCGGCGCCCCGGACCCCCAGCCTCGCCCGCCCGCCGGGTCACAACTCCATCCCAGACAGCCGCGAGGCGCGCACCCCCGGACAGGAGCAGCGCGCCTCGACAACCAGAGGAGTCTACGCCGTGACCGTCACCGAGCACCAGGAACGAGAGCACTCCGTCCCCTGTCGCCACTGTCACCACCGCGAGACGTGGGCGTGGGACGCGCTCTGCCCGCGCTGCGCCGACGACGCCGCCCAGGCCGCCCTCGACATCCAGACCACCGAGAACGAGGCCGCGCGATGACGCCCGCAGACGCCGCCCTCGTCCTCGACGCCGGGCAGTCCATCAGCACACGCGCCAACCAGATGCTCGCCGTGACCGGTGAGGCGTTCACGAGCTGGGCGCTCGCCGGCAGGACGCCGACCCTCTGCGAGTTCGACGAGCGCGCCTACGCCATGCGGCTCGAGGGCCGGATGCTGCAGAAGGAGTCGTGGTCGGTGTGAGACTGACCGCGCGCGGCTGGGCCGTGATCCTGCTGCTGGCGTTCACCGTCGGCGTCCTCACCGCCGACCTCGGGCTGCCGGGGTGGACGCCGTGAGCTACTGGAAGGCCACCGGGTTGGACGGCACCGACTTCCACACTGGCACAGTCGACTACGGTTCCGCGCTCGTCTCCG